GAAATCAAGGAATGGAACACCTGGGCAGACATCTTTGAGGATGATGCAAAGGCACAATTGCAGCTTACCACGGGTGCAATTAACCTGATGAACGGCAATTCCACGGGTGCTGATATTGATTTGAATGGCGTTGTGCCGCTTGTCAAGCTATCTGCTCACCAGCAGGATATTGACACGGTGAATGGCAATGTTGACCTTGTACGCTCTGAAATGCTCATTAACGTGGAAGGCATCCGGGGGCAAATCCAGCAGGGTGACGAGGTGATGTCCGAACTGGCCTTGACCATTGAAGGCCTTGACAATTGGGTAACGGATGCAGATGGCAATGTGTCCGAACTGACAAATGAAGTGCGTGGTCTGCAAAGCACGGTGACAACGGTTGACGGTAAAATTGTCTCTTTGTCAAACACGGCAGACGGCTTTCGAAGCACCATCATGGAGCAGGGCATTACCCTTGCAGAATTAAAAACCGTCAATGACCAGATCAGCGCAACCATGAAGGATGTGGAAGGCGATATTGGATCGTTGGTTGTCACTTCCGATGCCGTCACAGCCAAGGTGCAAACCGCTGATAACCGGGTGGCTGCATTGGCAATCACGGCTGATGGGCTGACAAACACCATTGCCGTTCAGGGTGTGGAACTGGCTGCACTCAAAACAAGGATTGATGAAATCAGCGCAAGTGTTACGGACGGCAACAATGCTGCGGCATCCCTGGTGATCCAGGCAAACCGCATCACTCAAAAGGTTACAGACTTGCAAAACGAAACAAGCGCAAGCCTGACGGTTATGGCCGACAGCATCAACGCTAAAGTTTCAAAAGGGAAAGTTATATCTGAAATCAATCAAACCGCCGAAACCATCAAAATAAGCGCATCGAAAATAAATTTGGAGGGGTATGTGACAGCAAGCCAGCTTTCGGCTGTTAATGCATCCATTTCCAATCTGACAAGCGGCCTTACCACGGCAACGGTATTAAGTAGCAACCTTGTGAGAGCCACAAACACAGATTTTACATACCTGACAGCCAGCGCATTTTCATTTGGCGGTGACACGGTGAGCAAGCGCAACATCAGCATGGGCAGCATCACTTCTGCCGGGAAAGCACTTTCCACGGGCGAACTGGATTTGTCGCATAGCCATGAAGTGATAGTAAACGATGACGGCACTATCACGCTGGGAGGGGTTTCCGCTACTGGTGGAAATTTTAGGATTGCCGATACCAAAGTCTATAAAGATGGGGTATCGGCGGTGGATTACGACTATTTTAATTCCAGCACGGATGTAACACAGGGACAATGGGCGTTGTATGGTGGCCCTAACACATACAGAAGCAGAATCACGCTTTACTCGTCATTGTCTAACGGAAAATCAAAAAGCTTTTCCTTTTATGTCACACACACAGTATAAGGGGGAAATAACATGGATTTGAAAACGGCTATTGTCATGGTGCGAAATGCGCTTGAAACGCTTGAAATGAAGGCCACAAAAGACAATTTGCAAAAAATGATGGGCTGCATGAACATGCTGGATGCCGTACTGGTGGCCTTGAACGAAAACAGCAAAAAGGAGGCGGCAAATAATGACGGCAACGGTCAAGGGGAAAACATTCCCGGTTGAATGGATGTGGCTGATGGCAAACACGGATGTATTGATGTTTGAATATGCGGATGCACGGCCTATATCGCAAATTGTGGCTGATTGGGAAAATGCGGAAACGATTGAACGGAAAAGCGAAGCCGAAGGTGATCTGACCTATAACGGATATACAAAAATCCAAAGCGTTGTATGCCGAAAAACAGGCAATATTGACACCGTGCAGATTACGCTTGTAAAGGGTGATGCAGATGGCAATGGTGACTAATCAATGCGGGCGGCTTATCGGCTACACCTGCGCAGAATTGGCGGCGTACTCATGGGAGGGCGTGAATGCCCTCCCTTATGGTGCGTCAAGAGTTTTTGCCGCCGCTGAAAACGCAGCACAGGCACGGAAAAACAAATTGGCCCAGGCACAAACGGCCATCGAAAAGATCAACATTGTTTCTTATTCTGCGCTTGGAACTGCCATCAATAACCTGGAAAAAGCGGTGGATGGCCTTCTGGCAGAACTATAAGGAGGGTGAATAATGGCAACCACATACACAGAACATTTTCAACTGCCCAAACATGCTCCCACTGATCCGTTTGATATTTCGCTTATCAATGAAATGGCAGACAAAACGGAAGAAGGTATTTTGTCTGCATACAGGGGCAGGGCGGCATATAACCTGCTGGACAACAGCAATTTCCGAAACCCTGTCAATCAGCGTGGGCAGACCACATACACAGGGAGTGGTTACAGCATTGACATGTGGCGAGCATACCATGCCAGCACCACACACACCGTCACTGCATCTGGCATTTCGGTTTCTGCAACGGACAATAATCCTAATATGTATCAAGTGCTTGATACAAACGTAATCGATACTGACAAAACGTATACTGTTGCCGTTTGTGATAGTGCAGGCAATGTGTCTGTTCGGGCAATGAAGCCGACAACAACCACTTATAGCCCGGCGTGTATCTACATTTCCGGCAGCAATATCCTGTTTCGCATTAACGGTGTAAATACATGGCGTTGGGCGGCACTGTACGAGGGTGAGTATACGATAGATACATTGCCAACCTACATTCAAAAAGAGAATGAACTGCTTGCTTGTAGACGTTGTGCGATCACGCTTGGTGGCGTTTTCCGCTATCGTGCAGTACAGATTGCCGGAAGTATCATCGACTTTTCGATTCCACTTCCAGTACAACTACGTGCAAGACCATCTTTTGACACGAGTGCGTTGACGGTGTACAGCTTTCCGGAGATGAATGCACAAAGCGACTTTACCTTCGCCATTGTGCAGGAGACCACAAACGGCATCGTCATCCGAGCAACCAAAGCCGGACACGGTTTGTCGGATGGCGTTCTGGGCATCGCCGCAAACACCTTGTTTTCTGCTGATAGGTAAGGAGGAAAAGAAAAATGGAACATGAAAACAAGCCATATTCTGTTTTTATTAGAACGGATGAACGGGGCGTACTTATCGACATCGACAGTGATGCTTTCCTCACTTCATTTGACGGTTGGGAAAAGATAGATGAGGGGTTTGGGGACAAATTCCACCATGCCCAGGGCAATTATCTTGAAAAGCCAAAGATGGATGAAAACGGCGTTTACCGCTATGAACTCAAAAACGGCAAAATCAAAGAACGCAAAAAGAAAGACATGGAAGCCGATGTGCAGGAACAGCCCAAACAGCCCACGGACAGGGAACGCATTGAGGAATTGGAAAGAGCCTTTGAAGGGCTGAACAAGGTTTTCACATCCATCGTGCAAAAATTTGGCTTGAAGTAAAGGGGGTATGATATACGAACGGCATAACCTTTGGGCAATACCACTCATACCGTGATTTCGGCTTGCTGCTGCAATCAAAGGAAATCGGATCACCTGCAATCAAGGTGCAAAAGATTGATATTCCCGGTGCTGACGGTGAACTGGATATGACGGATTACTTTGGTGGGGCAAAATACGAAAATGTCAAGCACAAATTTGAATTTGCCACACTTGCCGGACGGACGGAATACCTGACACTGTTTAGTACCATTAAAAACGCTATCCACGGCAAAAAGGGAAGGATCACCATTGACGGTGATCCTTCTTTCTTTTACCTGGGGCGCTGTTCCGTTTCGGCCTTTTCGAATGATAAAGGCGCTGGCTTTGTAACGGTGGAATGCGATTGTGAGCCGTACAAATACAAGCTGGCAAAAACCGTGGTAACACAGGCCATTGACGGCACAGAAACCATCACCTTGACAAACGGCAGGAAACGTGCTGTGCCGGAAGTGACCATTGAAACGGCTGGCAGCTTGCGCATTGTGTACGGTGATAATTTTATTTGGGATTTGGGTGCTGGTTCATACACACTGCCGGAATTGGAACTGCTGGAGGGGGAAAACACTGTCACCGTAACAGGCACAGGCAGCATTGCTTTTGAATGGCAAGAAGCAAATCTATAATTTTTTAGGGTGGCAATATGGAAATTTGGAAAGATGTTGTTGGATATGAAGGGTATTATCAAATCAGCAATCTTGGAAGGGTGAAAAGCCTTAAAAAAAGAGTGCCTTTTGAAACTTACGGCGTAAGAAAATTACGGACACTGCCTGAAAAAATACTGAAGCAGCACAAGAACGAATGTGGGTATATGTATGTTCCGTTAGCAAAAGACACGAAAAAGAAGAAACACAAAATTCATCGGCTTGTTGCAGAAGCGTTCTTACCAAACCCAGAAATGAAGAAATGTGTCAATCATAAAGACGGAAATAAAGTCAACAACTGCGTTTCTAATCTTGAATGGGTAACTCATTCTGAAAACATGAAACACGCAGCCGAAAACGGCTTGTGGGTTAGCTGGAACAAGGGTAAGCACCCAGAAGGGAAGTTACGGTCTGAAGAAAGGGGTGCATAAATGGCATACAAAGTGTATTGTGACAATACCTTGCTTTATCACAGCAACCTGGAAAACCTGAAAATCCTGGGTGCATCCGTTGAATTGGAACTGAACAAAACAGGCAGCTTTGATTTGCACTTGCACAAAGACCATCCCTATTACAGCCAGATACAGCGTATGAGAAGCATTATCCGGGTGTATCAGGATGATTATTTGCTGTTCCGTGGCAGGGCGTTGGATGAAAAGATAGGCTGGCATAATGATAGGTTCATATCCTGCGAAGGGGATATGGCCTTTTTACTTGACAGCATCCTTCGTCCGTTTTCCTTTTCCGGCACACCTGCGGAAGTGCTGGCCTATGTGTTGGAATTGCATAATGCCCAGGTGGATGAAAGCAAGCGTTTTGCGCTGGGAAATGTGACCGTTGACGGCCATTTGACCATTGACAGGGAAGATTATACCACCACGAAAGAAACGCTGGAGAAAGCGCTTATTGAGCCTTTGGGCGGCTATCTGATGACACGCTATGTGGATGGTGTTGCTTACCTGGATTATCTTTCTGAAATCACGCTTCTTGCACCACAGAAGATTGAGTTTGGAAAGAACCTTCTTGACCTGAACCGTATACGCAAAGGGGCTGACATTGCAACTGTTGTCATTCCCCTTGGTGCAAAATTGAAGGATGAAGAAGGGAACGACACAGGAAAGCGGCTGACCATTGAAAGCGTGAATGGTGGTGCTGATTTCATTCAGGATGAAGCGGCTGTATCACAATATGGTGTGATTGTCAAATCGGCCATTTTTGACGATATTGCCGATGCAATGGAACTGAAGCTGAAGGGGCAAGCACAACTTGCTGATTATGTCAACCAGTGGGAAACCATTGACCTTTCGGCTGCTGATTTGTCCACAGTGGGGCTGGATGTGGCATCCTTCCACCTGGCTACACAGGTGCAAGTGTTAAGCCGTCCCCATGCCCTGGATCAGCGGTTTGTGGTAAGCAAGTTGAAAATTGATTTGCTGAACCCCATTGCAAACAAGCTGACGCTTGGCAAGACGATAGCGGCATTTTCCGAAGCGGTGACGGGCATTTCCAAAGGGCAGGGGGCAATTCTTCAGGCCATGGAAAAAACGGCACAGCAAGCGTCTGAAGCTGTCTACAATGTGGAACAGAATTTGCAAGCCAGCATCAACACGGCAGCGGATAATATTACTGCTTCCGTTGCTGAAAAATACACATTGAAAGAAGATGCGGATGCCCTTGTTTCGGAAATCAGCACCGAATTGACACTGACAAAGAACAGCTTTGATGTGCAATTCACCGAAGTCAACAAGGATATTGCTGCGGTTGCAGCCGGAGCGGATGCGGAATTTGAGGAAATCAAAAAATACATTCGCTTTGTGGAAGGCAAAATCCTGTTGGGTGAAGTGGGCAATGAACTGGAATTGCAAATTGCCAATGACAGGATCAGCTTTCAGCAGGACGGTGCAGAAGTGGCTTATTTTTCGGACAGAAAGCTATTCGTCACAGACGCACAATTCCTGCATAGCTTGCAGCTTGGCAATTTCGCATTCATGCCCAGGGCAAACGGCAATCTTTCTTTCAAAAAAATCTAAATAGGATGATAGGCATTTCTGACCTTCAGTAAGGAGGGCAGAAACAATGGCAGCATCAGGCACTATTCAACAGGCAATCCGTACAGGGTACAGGCTTCAGATTGCCTGGGAAGTCACTTCGCAATCTGTGGCAAACAATACTTCATCCGTCACGGCAAAGGTGCAGCTTGTGTCCACGGGCAGCAGCTACACCATCAATTCCAGCGCAAGCAAAAGCGGAAGCCTTACCATCAACGGCACAAAGTACACATTCAGCTTCACGGCTGCGCTTTCCGGCAATCAGACAAAGACCATATACACAAAGACGGTCACGGTTTCGCATAACGCAGACGGCACGAAAACCTGTGCTTTTTCCGCAACGGCTGGCATCAATGTCACGCTGTCCGGCACATATTACGGCAATGTCACAGCATCCGGCAACGGCACATTCAATACCATTGCCAGGGCATCGACCATCAGCAGCGTGACTTCTTCCGTCAGCATCAACGGTACAAACACTTGCACCGTGGCAATCAGCAGGGCTTCCAGCAGCTTCACGCATACCGTTGTATTCAGCTTTGGCAGCTATTCAAAGAGCAATACAGGGGTAGGCACAAGCACAAGCTATGCCATACCCACAAGCTGGATCAACGCCATGCCAAACGCCACAAGCGGCACGGCAAAGGTGACTGTCACCACCTATTCAGGATCGACAAAAATCGGTTCTGCCGTATCAAAGAATTTCACGGTCACTGTTCCCGCATCCGTTGTGCCTACCATTTCAGCAGTAAGCATTGCAGAAACGGTATCTGGTATCAATGCACAGTTTGGCGGTTTTGTCCAGAGCAAATCACGGGTGAAGATTACCACAACGGCTGCTGGCGTATATGGCTCAACCATCAAGGCATACAAGACGGTTATTGACGGAAAGAGTTACACAGGACCTGCACCCACAACGGGTGTATTGAACACTGCCGGAAACAGGACGGCAACAATCACAGTGACGGACAGCCGGGGAAGAACGGCCAGCACCACAAAAACCATCACTGTGATTGCCTACGCCGCACCGAAAATAAACACCTTTACAGCCATCAGGGCAAACGGGCTGGGTACTGCTGACGATAACGGAACAAATGCCTTGGCACGAATAAAATTCAGCGTGTCGGCCGTCAATGACAAGAACACAAAAAGTTATACAGTTGAATACAGGCAGAAGGGAACGGACACCTGGACACAAGCGGCAACTGGCAGCGTGTATTCCTATGACAGCAATATGATGCTGAATATCAATGCCAGCCCGGATGCATCGTATGATCTGCGGCTGTCTGTAAAGGATTTCTTCGGCACTACAATTGCCCTTTCCGAAATTGCAACGGCATTCACCCTGGTTGATTACAATGCCAGCGGCAAAGGGCTGGCATTTGGCAAGGTTTCCGAAGTTGACAACGGGATGGAAATTGATATGCCTTTGAGCGTCCACCAGTATGTATATATGGGCGGCGTCCAGAAGTCCAATGAGGAAAAAGACATTTACTTTCAGACAACAGAAGATGCACCGAATGTACACAACTGCAAGCTGTACGGTGCAAGCGGCAACAGTGTAACTTCCATTGGCTGCTGGGACACGGCACGTTCGCACGGCATTTGGCGGTATCTCACAAGCACACAGAACCTTGTCTTTGATGCCAATGTCAAGGTAACAAGGGCAAACGGCGGTGATGAATATATCACTTCTGGCGGCGTGACACATGGCAGCAGGACAGGCCGTGTGCATTTTTCCAATGGGCTTCTGCTCCAATGGGGCGTTGAAACTATCACACCTGTAAAGGACACACCAACCGCCAAGGCTGTCAAGTTTGCCGTTGCTTACACATCTATTCCAATGGTGCTTACAACTGCCATTACAACTGTTCCTGGCACAAGCGTTTCAGGCTGTGCATCCGCAAACATCACGGCAACAGGCTTTGACGCTTATGTTACCCGTAACGGTACAACCAACACTTCCGTTGGTTGGATAGCAATCGGATACAAAGAATAATGAAAATGAAGGGATGATTAACATGGACACGATTTGGGCGGCACTTATTGCAGGGGCATTTTCCTTCCTGGGGATCGTTGTAACGAGTATCAGCAATAACAAAAAAATCACGGCTGAACTGAAAGCGGAACTGTCAAAGAATCAGGCTGTGACGGATTACAAGATTGATGAGCTAACACGGGAAGTGCGTGAACATAACAACTTCGCAAAAAGAATGCCAGCCCTTGAACAGAAGGTGGAAGGCATTGACGAAAAAATCAATATCCTGCACAAACAGTAAAAAGCCGGGGAATAATCCCCGGCCTTTTTTGTCGTACTTTTATATATGCACCGAACGGGGCTATGTAAAAAGTACAAGTAAAATGTTAAAAAAATATAATGCTGTCTGGATCAATCTTCCTGTCCTCTCCCATGGTGAAACTCTTGATAATTTTACGCCAAAATGCTTTTTGATGGGCTTTGTCCAGCCCTGCATACAATGTTTTATAGTCCATTTCAAGCAGTCCCTTTAGCATATCCAAATCCCTTTCGGCTGGTTTTTCTTCCTTCTTGTCAAGCTGCTTTAATTCGCTTTCCAGTGCTGCATATTCGCTGTCATACTCTCCTTCTTCAATTCGCCCCTTCCTGAACATGGTGTTAAGGCGTGTCATTTCCTTTTTCAAGCTTTCAATCCGTTTTGTGTTGTCGCTGACTGGTGTTGTTTTTTCTTTGATGCTTTCTATTTTTACGATTTCATTTGTAATATATTGTTTCAGGTGCGTAAGTAGTTGCTGCTCAATCTGCTTTTCAGAAAATGATTTGCTGTTGTTGCAAGTGCGTGCTTGCCTGTATTTATTACAACGATAAGAATTATAACCAATAAGTTTTTTGTTGTCTGGTTTTTTGTAACTTCCTGCCATGTTTCGGCCACAGCCTGGGCATTTTAGGATGCCGGAAAAAAGGAAAACGGCTGGTGATTTGTCGGAATGGCGTGCATTGCGCTCCATTATAGCTTGTATGCCGTTATATCTTTCTTTCGTGATATAGGGTTCTACATAATCTGGCACACCCTTGTATTCTCCGTACAATAGTGTACTGGTTAAAATATTTGTTATTGTTGTAATAGACAAATCCATGTTGTATTTCATGTTGATATATACCAATGTACCCCGTTTTGATTGGTGGGTTTCATAATGTTTCAGCATATCAAAAAGTATATGCTCTTTTTCTGTGTTTTTCTCCAAGTGTCGGTTTTTCTTTTCTCCGCAAACAACCCACGGAAAATGAAAGCATTGCACACCTGTAACAACTTGCTTGTTTTTGATACGCATTTTGTTATTAAATTTGATTCGTTTGCTGGTTTTGCGTGCTTCATATTCAGCCATTGTCAAATAAATGTTAATTTTGAAGGCAGCATCATCATCTTCAGGATCAAGGTCTGATTCTTCGATGGAAACCCATGTTACCCCTGCTTTTTGCAATTGTTTCTGGCATTCATAATATTCGGCAACAGAACGGAAAAAACGGTCTATGCACTTAAAAACAACAATGTCAAACTTTCCGGCCTTTGCGTCCTCTATGAGCTGCGCAAGGGCTTTTCTTTTATTGATTTCAAGCGTTGCAGAAATGCCTTCATCCACATATTCTTCCACCACGATCAATTCATTTTCACGGGCGAAAATCTCTATAAAATCAAGCTGGTCTTTGACCGTATAGCCGTTTTTCTTCTGTTCATCGGAAGAACAACGGGAATATTTTGCTATGCGCACCCGACCTTTTTCCGCTCTGTATCGTTCCAACTGTTTGTACATTGTGCATTTCCCCTTTGTGGTTATTCTGTTTTATTCTTAAAAACATCATCAATGAAACTATCTATCACTTTGGATTTGCGATTGTTTTCTGCCCAAAGATAATCATTATCCCTTTGAAGCCTGGCAATCTGTTCATTCAAATTATCATTCTTTTTCTGTGCTTCCTGTTCTTGCTTGTTTAGCTGATCTTTCAAGTAATCCTCATTTTTCTGCGCATCGGCACGGACAGCATCTATTTCGGCCTGGTATGATGCACGGATGGCATCCATTTCGGCTTTATAGGATGCGTGGATATTCTCCAGGGCTACACGGTATTCCTGGTTATCTTGCAGTAAACGCTTCAATTCCTCCTGGGCATCATTCAGCTTTTGTGCATCCGGCATGTTTTCTTCTACAAATGCCTGATAACACGGGTATTGACTGGTTGCACCGATGATGGCATTTTCAATCCTTCTGGCCGTGTCACGCATAATATCTTGGTCAGGTGGGGTTGGGCCAAGCACTTTTTCAATCGTTTTAATGGACAATTCTGCCTTTTCGGCTATAAATGCATTTGTCAAACCATTGATTGCCTTTAGATCACGCATATATTCCCACCAGCGCACCAATTCCAGGCCAGCGGTTCGTGGGCCGTCACAGCGCACTTTTCTGTGAGGGCAGGTAAGGCAACGGTTATAGGGTTTGCCGGAATAATCTGTCTTTATACTCATACTTATCCTCCGTATTGTATACAATTTTAGGGTTTATGCCCTAAAACAAGGGGGAAGGTTTCCTTTTATGTTTCCGTATGTTCCGCTTATCTTTGGCTGTTATTTCCTTTTTGCTGGTGGTAACATGGCAATGGGTCAGAAATGACCTATCATCCCTGGGGAATGGGGGTGTTCAGGTGGTGCTGCGGCGCTCCCATTCCTTTTTGCATGACATTGGCTGGTGAGTTATTACCATTTTTGCAAAAACTCTTGAAATTATCAAAAAGTTTTTGTAATATAATTTTTGAGAACACTTGTTTGCCCCGGAGTGTGAAAGGATTGAAGCCGAATGATGAATGAAGCAGTTAGCCAAGACCAAACAACAAAGGAACAGCGTGTGGAGCGGATCACCGCACTTTTACATGAATGCAACGACATTCCCTTGCTGGATTTGATTGAAAAACTACTTATCAAAAGCATTTAGCACTTGCGCAATGCTTTCGATTTTTTCATCATCCTTTTGATATAGAGAAAAAACCAAATTACGAAATTTAACATCCATCCGCATTCGGACAATGACATCTGCCAGGAGATCATTGTCTTTTTCTTTTTCTTCCGTCAGTTTTTCTTCTATCAAATCAGATTTCAAAACGCCAAAGTAATCCGCCAATTTCTGTATTCTGTCTATTCTCGGAAATTTCTTGGCGTTGATCCACTCATTAAATGTTGGGGCAGATACCCCGGCCACTTCTGCAAGCTCTTTCTGATTCTTACCAGACACCCCCATGTAATAGCGTAGATTTTTAGCAAAAATCTGTTTCGACCATTCTTGTGCCATGTTGCAACCCTCCTTTCAATGAAATGTCCGAAAAAGTATTTTGGGATAACATTTTCGGCTACAGGTATATTATAGAAGAAATTCGCTAAAAAAGCAATAAAAAATTTTAATAAATTAGCTACAAGCTATTGACAATTAGCGAAAGCTATATTACAATAATATCGAAATTAGCTAAAAGCTAATTAACAAAATATAAAGGAGTGAGAAAATGCCGAAGATCACACTTAAGGCCGCAAGGGTTAATGCTGGTTTATCTCAAACCGAAGCTGCTGTGCGCATTGGCGTGGCTGCCAGCACCCTGCGCAATTGGGAAGCCGGGAAAACATTCCCCACGCAGCCCAAGATTGAAAAGATGTGCGAAGTGTATGGCATATCGTTTGATGTTCTTTTTTTTGCCTAAGAAATTAGCTAAAAGCTAATTGTTTGAAGAATGGAGGTTGATACATGGAAAACAAAGCCCCGTCTGGTGAAAAGCTTCTCGCCACTTTGATTGAACTGTACGCCGATCAAATGGGGGTGAAAGTGCAATACACGATTGAAACAAGAAAGGATGGTTGATATGGGCGTTTTCGCAATGGTGGGCATCTTGGCGCTGCTGGTGATCCCAACGGCACTGATTGAAGGGACGGCCCAGCTTTGGCACAGGATCAAGGAGGAAGCTAAATTCAGAAGGATGCTGAAGGGTGGGGGTGCTTATTGAAAGTATGCTGGATTTCTGCTGGTGTTTCTTCCTTCATAGCTGGCTATCTTGCAAAGGATGTTGATAAATTCATCTACATTGATATAGATAACCAGCACCCGGACAGTATGCGCTTCATCAAGGACTGTGAAAAAGCATTAGGGAAGGAAATTGAAATTCTGAAATCATCCTATGGCAGCGTGGAAAACGTGGTCAAAGCGTTTCGGTATATCAACGGCCCTTATGGTGCTAAATGCACGGAAGTCTTGAAAAAGCGTGTCCGCAAAGAATGGGAAATGGCACACTGCGATCAAGAAATCACCTATGTTTGGGGGTTTGACTGCACAGAGAAACACCGTGCAAACCGCCTGGAAGAAACAATGATAGAGTTTGCCCACGAATTTCCCCTGATTGACAAGCAAATGACAAAGGAAGATGCACACGGTTTGCTTGCAGCGCTGGGGATCAAAAGACCGCTGATGTACGATCTTGGCTACAAAAACAATAACTGTATCGGATGTGTCAAAGGCGGCATGGGCTATTGGAACAAAATCCGCATTGATTTTCCAGAAGCGTTTCAGCGTATGGCAGCACTTGAAAGAGAAATTGGGCATTCCTGCATCAATGGTGTATACCTGGATGAATTAGAGCCTGACCGTGGCCGGACAGATGATGAAGTGATGGAAGAATGCGGCATCATGTGCTACCTGGCACTGTATGAAAAGTGACCTGATGGGATGATAGGCGTTTCTGTCTCCAAGAAAAGAAAGGGGATCAGAAACATGAAAAAGGAATTCAAAAGCTTCTATAAGACGGTGGGCGGCAATGAAGGCGGCAAATGCCATTACAACACCAGGCTTGACCTGTACGGCTGCGGATGCCAGCACGATTGTTCTTACTGCTACGCAAAATCCCTGCTGAACTTCCGGGGGCTGTGGGATGCCAAAGAACCTGCGGTGGCTGACCTGGACAAAGTGGAAAAGAGGATTGAAAAGCTTGAACCTGGCAGCATTGTACGCCTGGGCGGCATGACTGATTGCTTCCAACCGCTTGAGGAAACGGAACGGGTGACACTGGAAACCATCGAACTGCTGAACAAGTACGGCATTGGTTATCTGATCGTCACCAAGTCTGACCTGATTTGTGAATATATGCACATTCTTGACAAACAGCTTGCCCATATCCAAATCAGCACCACATGGATTCCGGCAGAAAAGGCCGTTTCCACGGAACGCAGGATCAAGGCCATTGAACGGCTGGAAAAGGCCGGGTTTGATGTGGCTGTCAGGCTTTCCCCGTATGTGCCGCAGTTTGTGGATTTCTCCCGGTTGAACAGCATCCAGTGCCGGAAAATCCAGGTGGAATTCCTTCGGGTGAACCACTGGATCAAGAAGTGGCTGCCGCTGGATTACACGGAATACACGGTACACCATGCCGGATATGACCACCTGCCGCTTGAACGGAAGATTGAATACCTGGCAAAGATCACGGGCTTTGATGAAGTTTCAGTGTGTGAAGATGTGACAGAACATTATGAATATTGGCGTGAAGCCGTAAACCACAACAAAGATGATTGCTGCAATCTTCGAAAATGAAAATTGAGATGGGGCGAATGTGTGAGCAGGATGTATGAGGAAGCAAAACGGGCATTTGTGAAAGCTGTTGATAGCCTATGCGGAAAGCATTCACGCTGGGAAATCTGGAAAGACATGATCTGGGTGATTGCCGTTTCAATCTCAAATGCCGTGGATGTAAAGCATCGTGAAAAGCGAGAAAAACAATTTCTTGACATTGCCAAAAATTACAGCAAAGCAGAAATGGACACTTTCTCACAGCTTTATGCCCAGCTTGTCAATGGCTTTGAAAATTACGGACACCGTGATTTCCTGGGCGATTTGTTCATGGAACTTGGTCTTGGCAACGCCAGCGGCGGCCAATTCTTCACGCCGTATTCAGTGTGCAAGGCAATGGCTTCCATCAGCATTCCGGGCGTTAAGGAGAAGATTGACGAACAAGGGTACATTTCCATCAATGATCCGGCTTGCGGTGCTGGTGCAACGCTAATTGCTGTTGCAGACATTATGTACAACGAGCAGCACATCAATTATCAAACCTGCGCAATGTTCACCGGGCAAGATATTGACTACACAACCGGGTTGATGTGTTATATCCAGCTTTCGTTGCTGGGTTGTGCTGGATATGTGCATATCGGAAACACGCTCACACATCCCATGACAGGCCATGTATTGTTTGGTGACGGTGGAGAAGAAACATGGTACACACCCATGTACTTTTCGCCAATATGGGAAATGCGGCGACAAGCTGTCATGATCCGGCAGTTGTTTGGCCGCATAGAACAACCAACACCAGACAATGTACCCGAACCGCAGGAAACAGCAGAGCCAAACCCCACAATCATTGAGGTAAGCGGAAAACAAGCCAAAAGGAAACCAAAAGGGCAGCTAATGTTTGAAATTTGAAACAGAAAAGGAGAAAAAAACAATGAGTGAAGAGATGCTTTGCGAAATCGTCAATGTGGGCGAAACGGAAAACCGCTTCCGGGTAACGGATGACAAAGGCGCTGAATGGTGCTTGACGAAAATCCGGGAAGCACGGCAGGAAGCCGAAAAATGGACGGCACATTACCGACAGCAGATGGAGAAGGTGCAGAAGGAAGCAGAAAGCAGCGTTGTTTACTTTGAAGGTTTGCTTTCTGAATATTTCGACACTGTACCCCATAAGGCCACGAAAACCCAGCAAAGCTATGCCCTGCCCAGCGGCAAGCTGGTGCTGAAGAAACAGCAGCCCCAGTTTGCCACGGATGATGCAGCACTTGTTCCCTGGCTTAAATCCAACGCCATGACGGAGCTTGTCAAGGTGAAAGAAAGTGCAGACTGGGCAGCGCTGAAAAAGCTGGTCACGGTCACTCCTGACGGTGCATCCGTGATGGACGAAAATGGAGAGGTTGTGCCGGGTGTGATTGTCACCCAGCGGCCCGATGTATTCAAAGTGGAAATGGAGGGTTGAAAAATGGGTGTACCTGTTCTGATCCTGGGCGAAAGCGGCAGCGGAAAAAGCGCCAGCTTGCGAAACTTTGATCCTGACGAATTGGGGATTTTCAATGTAGCTGGGAAGCCCTTGCCGTTCCGTAAGAAATTGCCCACCCTTGCAACCGCTGATTATAACAAGATCATCGGCAGCATGCAGAAAAGCCCGAAAAAGGTATTTGTGATTGATGACAGCCAGTACCTGATGTGCTTTGAAAGCTTTGCCAGGGCAAAAGATGCCGGATTTGGCAAGTTTACAGACTTTGCCTTGCACTTTTACAACCTGGTGCAATTCGTCATCAATGGCACTGCCCCGGATGTGCTTGTGTACTTCCTGCACCACACCGAAACGGACAGCAACACGGGCAAGGTGAAGGCAAAGACCATGGGCAAAATGCTGGACAACCAGTTGACCCTGGAAGGGCTGTTCGCCATCGTGCTGCAATGTGTGACAGATGGGAAACGGCACAGCTTCATTACGCAAAGTGACGGCATGACCACCGCAAAAAGCCCCATGGAAATGTTCCCGATGGAAATTGAAAATGACCTGAAAATGGTTGATACCACAATCCGTGAATATTACGAAATGAATAATGGAGGAAATGAAAAATGATTAAGATGCCCAACAATTGGAACGATGTGAAGGAAATTTCTGAACGTGCAAAGCTGCCCCTGGGTGCTTATGTGTGCATGACCAAGCAATGCCGGGTGATGGATAACGATTATGGCAGCCAGCTTGCCATTCTGTTTGACATTTACGAAGGGGAATACAAAGGCTTCTATGCTGCCGATTTTGCTGCCAATACCCAGCAGAACAAGAAATGGAAGGGCGTTCTGCGCATCTGGCTTCCGAAGGATGACGGCAGCGAAAAGGACGAACTGACCAAGCGTATTTTCAAGGGCGTTATTACGGCCTTTGAAAACAGCAATATCGGCTATACCTGGAATTGGAACGAAAAAACGCTGGAAAACAAACTGATCGGCATTGTGTTCCGCAATGAAGAATGGGAGTACGAAGGGAAAACTGGCTGGGCTGTGCGCCCATTCCGTGCCCTCCCTGTTGAAAGTGTGAGAAGCGGCAATTACACCCTTCCGAACGACCGCCCCAGGGAGAAGAAAGAAGAAAACAACACCTTCCAGCCCATGAACAGCTTCCAGCAGCCCATGAACACCCTGCCCAAATCGGATGTGAACGGTTATGTGCAAGTCGATGACGAAGAACTCCCGTTCTGACCGCAAATGGGACAGACGGAGGCGAAGGGAAATTGACGAAGCTCTTCGGTTTCTGAAGCTGCCCTGGCACAGCGTCTTTTCCCATGACAAGATCAATCACCCCGGCCCACGGAGGGCCGGGAGGTGGGCAAGGGGGTGTGTATATGGCTGTAAACAGCAAACAAAAGGGTGCAAGGTTTGAACGGCAGCTTGCTTCACGCTTCCGGGATCAGGGTTACGATGATGCACGGCGTACAGCGCAGTATTGCGGCAACACCGGGGACGCATCCGATGTGGTGGGGCTTCCTGGCATCCATGTGGAAGCGAAGCACCAGGAGCAAATGCGCCTGTATGAATGGATGGCCCAGGCCAAACGGGATGCAGAAGCCGGGGGCAAAGGCTTTCTTCCTGCCGTATTCCATAAGAAGAACAATGCCGAAATCCTGGTAACCATGACGCTTGACGATTGGTTCAACCTTTACCGTGAATGGGAAGCCGGACAGGCTTTGAAAGCAGAAAGGAGCGACACGGAATGAAATGCCCGAACTGCGGAAGTGAAAATAACAATGTTTATTTTTGCAATGATCGTTACGGTTATCGGCGGCGAAACAGACGGTGTGCTGATTGCGATTTTGGTTTCTCCACCGTTGAAGTGACTGTGTATCCGCACCGGATGATTCAAAAAATAATGATTGATTATGTGGGAGGGGAACGAAGTGCATTTGAATGTTTACCAGGCACAAGCAAGCAGAACGATTAATCGGAAATACGGCAAAAGCGGTATTCAGCTACATGCATTGCATCTGCTGTCTGCCGAAGTGGGCGAACAGCACAGTATCTTCCAGAAAACTTTCCAGGGCCACATGGCAACGGAAGAACACATCAAAAAGGAACTGGGCGATATTCTCTGGGGCATTGCGGAATTTTGCACTGCTAATAACTGGGAACTGGAAGAAATCGCACGGATGAACATTAACAAGCTAAAAGAACGCTATCCGAACGGCTTTGAAGCTGAAAAGAGCCTACACAGAAAGGAAGGGGATATTTGATGGCAGCAAATCTGGACACAACAACAGGCATTGTGAAACGGCTTTTGACCGAAGAACCTGCAACCCGTGGCAGTGACAATCTTTTGATTCAGAGGGTGCTGGAGGTTATCGCCGCCCATTATGGCGTTGACCTGGAAGAAGTGTCTATTGTCACCTTCCTGCACGAATATGCCGGAAGTGAATTCCCGGCCTTTGAAACCATCCGGCGCACCAGGCAAAAGGTGCAGCAGCAATACCCGGAACTGAAGCCCAATGAAACGGTGCAGAAATTCCGTGCAGAGCAGGAACGGCAGTACAGGGAATTTGCAAGGGGGGCTGTCTGATGGTGCATTGGGCTTGGCTGATCCTGGCCTTTGTGGCCGGGCAAGTATCACTGTTTGTTACCCTGGCTATCTTCCGGGGTGCTGCCGATAAAGCGGAAGATCAGCCGGAAGAAGCGGAAGAAAAACCTGTATACATCATGGCAGACGAAATAAAAAATGTATGTATGCAAACAACTTGTGACCGCTGCCCCCTGGATGATAAAGCACTTTGCTATTCAGACGGGGCAGACATCCCAGAAAACTACCGTCTGATGAAAGAAGCAGGGCTGATTAAGTAAGACAGGAGGGATCGTCTATAAACCTTCTTCGTTGCCGTAAGTGCGGTGCAATGATTACAACCCAGGAAACAATGGTTGAAAACATGATGGCAGAAGTGGAACGACTGAACCGTTTGGCTGTCAACGATGCCAAGTATAACAAAGGCAAATTGAAAAATTTGTATGCCCAGCAGAGCGCCCAGGTGT